TATTGGCCTGACCGTAAGCTGAATTCGCATGAGTTCTGGCTGTATTGGCTTGTCCGAAGGCACCTGATCCAATTGTGGTAGCAGTATTGGCCTGACCGTAAGCTGAATTCGCAGAATTATATACTTCAGGTATCCCGAATAAATCGTCAGAACTTTGTAATTCTTGTATTGTATTTCCATTTAGAACTAATGGGTATCTAATTGTCATGTGATTATTTCCTATCGTAGAACTTTAATATTTATTATACCAATATTACATCAACGTTGACTGTTGAACCAAGTCTTGTTAAAATTGGTAATAATGATGTCATTTCATTCGCATTGATCGTGATTATGTCATTGACAGCATCGACACCGAATGTTACGTTGTTTCCTGCAACAAGATTTAGAATGTCTCCCGGAGTGTCTGCAACAACAAGAGTACCATTAGCATTGATCGTTCCAAAGTCATTAGTAGTCGTGCCGCTAGAGATAGAGACAATATGACCAGTGGTGTTCTTATAGAACAAAAGACCATCAGCATAATTGATCGCAATCTCACCTAGTTCGAGTGAACTAGGGACATTAGCAGGTGTTCCTGATCTTTTATGCTGAAATACGGTGTTTGCCATTAGAAGTCGTCTTTACTTTCTTGTACCATTTTTTTCGGAACTCTCTTATCGACTGGAGCCTTCTGAACCTTCTCTAGTTCCTGCTTCAACAGAACTATCTGCTGAGCGAAAGTATCCACATGAGAAGCCTTCTGCTTATAACCCTCGACCTCACCCGAAAGGACTGCAATTCTCTCATTCAGTTTCTTTATGTCTTCATCTCTGTCAGCAGTAATTCTGACTTCTGAATTTATTCTCTGAATAAGCTCTTGCTTCTCTTTTTCAATAATCTCTATACGATTACTTAATTCTTTTACTGTTTCTTCTGCAATACGAAGACTAGTTTTCAACTGTACAATAGAGTTTATCTGTTCGTGTGCTGTATTAAGTATAACGTCAATATATGTATTCAAGAATTTGGTTTGATCCATTATGTTCATTCCTTTGGTAACTGTTTTTTTCTGGGTCCAAGTTTCTTTCCTAGTCTGGCAGCACTGGACTTGGCCCTTGTCTCTTCTGATACGATCCGCCCCTTTGTGGCATCACTTATTTTCTTTCTCGTTTCTGCACTACAAGGGCGGCGACCTGCTTCAGATATTTTCTGCCGTGCTTCTTCAGTATGCCTAAATCCAGTAACTCGGTCTGATAGAAGTTTTCTGTGTTCTTCAGTCATAGTTTTTGATACTGATGTACTTATCTTCTGTCTAGTCTCTTCGGATATAATCTTGCCTTTATTGGCCTTCCTTATATTTTCATTCCTATTAGGACTCGCAGATATTTTCTGTCCTACAGTAAGTCTTGTCTCTGGATTAGATGACCAGTGGCCGAAATGTCTTGTGCTGAGATTATAATATTTAATACCTAGTTGTTCTTCTGGTATTAAAGAAAGCCACTTGAATTCTTCCTCCAATAATACTTCTCTAGAGATGCCTTTCTGTATGATCCGACGCCTGAAGTCTTGTGGTCTTCTTCTATATGCATCCCTCATTCTATTAGATGAACATATGTATCCATCATCTATAGTTCCCCAATGGCAACCAATGTAATACATCTTTCTCCAAGCATCATACCAAATATAAATAAACCCGTATTTTTCCATAGTGTTACTCCTGTTGTTACACAAGAGTATTTAGTAAAACCGAGTGTGCTAGAAGGTTCCGCCATCAAGCATAGAAAATACTGGCTCTCCAGAAGGATTTGCAAGAAGGACCTGACCATCTGTTCCTGCCGAAGTCACCTTTAGGGCACCACTAGCATTTCCATATAGAATACCATTTGGTGTAAAGCTGATCATTCCTGTTCCGCCATAAGCGACATTTACAGTGCTTCCCTCCCAGATGCCAGTAGTGATAGTTCCTAGGCCAGTGATGCCTGTATACTGACCAGAAAGTCTTGCAGGATCGATAGTTCCTGAAGTCAGGTTAGCGGCATTTGAAGAGCCGTTGGCTGTATTAAAGGCAGCATTGGCAGCATCAAAAGCGGCTCCAGATGCTAGATCACTAATAGCAATACTATTATTGGATACGTTTGTAGTAATACCAATGTTAGTACCAGCGATGATTGTCAGAGTAGATGTATTAGTAGAAGCAGTTAGTGTATTACCATTAGCTACAATTACTGGATAACCTGTCTGTACTGCACCATTGGCCTTTGCATATGCAGAGTTCGCATGGATGCGGGCTGTGTTTGCCTGATCAAAGGCTCCAGAACCAATCGTGGTTGCAGTATTTGCTTGACCATATGCGGCATTTGCTGTATCGTATGATGCAGTTATCCAAGGTATTGCATTAATGCCACCGAGGTTCAGATTAGATGTTCGAATATCCGCATTCAGGACTGCAATGGTAAAATTGTTACCATTTGGATCGATATGGTTGTCAGTTGGTTCCTGATCATATCCATAGAACAGGTAGTATTCTTTGGTTACATGTTCTCGGTATAGACCAGTATGAACGTTTGCTCCAGTACCATTAGCATAGTGTGCAATAAAGCCAATATCAACAGCATCTGTCGTGTAGTTATTGCTCGCAAGATAGATGAGTGGATCACTGATCATCAGGGAAGTTGTATTGGTAGAAATTGTATTACCAAAAATGTACAGGTCTCCATTAATGGCTACAGTACCATCGATAGTACCACCAGAAGAAGAGAACTTTGTGTTTGCAGTGTCATAGGCACCGTTTGCTGTAGAATACGCATTATTCGCATGGATGCGGGCAGTATTGGCCTGATCATATGCAGCAGAACCTGTTGCCGATCCTGTGTTTGCAGTATCATAGGCACCGTTTGCTGTATTGTATGCGTTATTAGCAACAGTGAAGATTGTATTACTCTGATCTACAAAGTACTTACCACCTATTGCTATAATAGTTCCGTCAGTGTTACCGACGAATAGTTTACCTGATTTGAATGAGTATGCTGGTTCACCAATCGAAAGAATAGACGGAACATCATTCGCTGTCGATCTCTTGAACTGTACTACTGTATTTGCCATTTACTGTCCTATTTCTTATATCGTATTATTTAGTACAATGAATTTATAATATAGATCGACAGTTATCAAAATGATATCTAGACATATTTGGTCCTTTACCTGTCTTACCGCAATGAGTGCATGTTCTCTCTTTACGAACTTTTTTCTTACCTAATTGAGAAATTCCTATTTTAAGTTTATGTTCTTCGGTTAGGATTTTTCCTCTATGTACTTCTTTCATATGATTTCTATAATTTTCATCCGACCAGAGGTTCTTGGTTTTAGTAGACAAAAGTTTTCTATGATCTTCTGTCATAGTTTTTGATACTGATCTACTTATTTTTTTTCTGACTTCTTCCGTAACAACTTTACCTTTATTCCCCTTTGAGATGTTCTCTCTCCGGTTCGGACTAGATGATATCTTTTGTCCTACAGTAAGTCTTGAAGTCTCATCATTAGCCCAGTGCCCAAAATGATGAATATTAAGATTATAATACTTCTTACCTAGTTGGTCTTCAGGGATAAGTTGCAGCCATTTATACTCTTCGTCAAGTAATGTTTCTCTAGAAAGACCTCTTTGGATAATTCTTCTTTTGAAATCCTGAGGTCTTCTTCTATAAGCTTTTCTCATTCTATTGGATGAACAAATATAACCATCATTTTCTGTGCCCCAATGGCAACCAATATAATACATCTTTCTCCAAGCATCATACCAAACGTAAATAAAACCTTCTTTGTCCAACATCGTAACTCCCTTTATTGTCTGTTACGATGTATTTAGTACGAAAAACGGCCGTATCAGAAATTTCCTCCGTCCACAATGGGAATTACTTTTGATACAAACTTGTCTGTAGTTTCATCATAGACAAGAACATCATTATTTTCTTTATTTGTTACATCGACATCAGTAAGGTTTTCGAGTTGTCTGAAGTTACTAATACTGATCTTGTTAGAGGGCCTATTAATGGAAACTCTATTTCCCGGATTTGTTATTATAGATACTTTGGTTGCCATTATCGTGTAACTCCGGGGTTGA